CGATTGTCAGGAGCAGATTTTGATGGCGACACAGTTATGGTAATACCATGCAATTCTTCTAGCAGCAAAGTAAAGATAACTTCTACTCAGGCTCTGAAAGGTTTGGAGGGCTTTGACCCGAAGATGTCTTATGGCACTGTAAAAAAGGACGATGGTTACTACAATGCTTCTGGTCAGAAGATTAAAATTATGAACAATACTCAGACAGAAATGGGTAAAGTTTCTAATTTGATTACGGATATGACCTTAAAGGGTGCTACCCAAGATGAACTCGCAAGAGCCGTTCGTCATAGCATGGTCGTAATTGATGCTGAAAAGCATAAGTTGGACTACAAACAAAGTGAAATAGACAATGGTATTGCATCTTTGAAGAAGAAGTATCAGGGAACAACTGATTCCGATGGAACTTATCATGAAGGAGCAGCAACCCTAATTTCTCGTGCTAAGTCTGAAACTTCTGTTCTGAAGAGAAAGGGTTCTCCGATCATCAACGAAGATGGTTCACTTTCTTACAAAGAAGTAAAAGAGGAGTACACGGATAAGAATGGTAAGGTTAAAATTCGTACCCAGAAGAGTACGAAGATGGCAGAAACAAAGGACGCCCATACATTGTCTTCTGGTACCCCCCAGGAAGAAGCTTATGCCGAGTATGCTAATTCTATGAAGACCCTGGCAAATCAAGCCCGTCTTGAGATGGTAAATACCGGTAAGATAGCCTATTCTTCTTCTGCAAAGGCTACCTATCAGTCTGAAGTGGACACCCTTATGTCAAAATTAAATGTTGCCCTAAAGAATGCCCCCCGTGAACGGCAGGCACAGACCATAGCTAATGCTAAGGTGGCGGCTAAGAAGCAAGAGAACCCCGATATGACTAAGGCTGAGATTAAAAAGGCAAGCCAGCAAGCTTTATCTGCTGCTCGTACCAGTGTTGGTGCTAAGAGAAGTGACATTGAAATTACTGATAGAGAATGGGAAGCTATACAAGCGGGTGCTATTAGTGAGAATAAATTGTTACAGATCCTCAACAATACCAATACAGATTCTTTAAGACAACGAGCAACTCCTCGTGCGACAACTGCTTTGAGCGTTGCTGAACAGAATCGTATAAAAGCTTTGTATGCTTCTGGCTACAATACAAATGAGATCGCAGAAGCTCTTGGTAAATCTTCGTCTACAGTTTCAAAGTATTTGAGAGGAAAGGAGTGAACTGCTTAGATGAAATGTGCGTTAACAACGAATGACAATCCGTTTGATCCATTTGAGCAGTTTACTCAATGGTTCCTCTTTGATGAAGAAAAAGGTTATCATTCAACATCGTATCTTGGTCGAATTGCTCGAACTTCTGATCAGCTTTCAGATGAAGAAAATGAAACTGAAGTTGAAAGAGCAATTGATGAAATACTAAAGTATGATGTGTTTGGGATTTACAAGAAAGTAAAGAAGAAAGCAGTCTAGAAAAAAAAGAAAAAAGTGCAGAAAATCTTAAAACTGTGTTTCAGAACTGAATTTTAGGAATCCTTAGAGATATGGAAAGGGGTATAGGGGGTATGCAAAAAATACACCCCCTCCCCACATCGCGGCGGTCTTTGATTTTTCCCCAGAGGGAAATTTTCAGAGACCTTTTTTTTTTTTGATGCTGTAGTGCTTGAACAGGCTTATGGGCAGATACTTAGCAAATGGCTGTGGCTCTTTGCTCTTTTCTCCTTTCAGAAAGAGGTTTATATCTTCCTGTAAGTCTGTTCAAACATTATAGCATCTGGTAACAAGTAGGTAGAAACTGGACCGAGAGGAGGTTAAAAGTGTGAAGAAAGCTAAGCCAGTAAGCTCCTCTGCTAATTCAAGACAGATGCGACCTGCCTTGACGCCAGAAGCAAGAGAGAATCAGATGATTGCTTTGGCTATGGATCTTGCTGAGCAACAGTTACGGGACGGCACTGCTTCTTCTCAGCTTATAACAGAGTTCGTGAAAAGAGGTTCAACAAAAGCAAAGCTTGAAAAAGAGATTTTAGCAGAGCAGCGTGATTTGATTAGTGAAAAGACACGGTCGCTACGTTCAGCAGAGCATGTTGAGGAACTATATAGAAATGCGTTGAATGCATTTCGTGGATATAGCGGACAGGAGGACAGTAGTGAACCAGAGGGTGACGACTATGATTAGAACATATTCGGAATTGTCAACTTTCAAGACTTTTAAAGAACGATATGAGTATCTTCGTTTGGATGGCGAAATTGGCGTTGAGACCTTTGGATTCGACAGATACCTTAATCAGATATTTTATCGTTCAGACGAATGGAAGCATATAAGGAATCAAGTAATTATTCGAGATAATGGATGTGATTTGGGACTCAATGGGTACGAGATACATGGAAAAATTCTCATCCATCACATGAATCCGATTTCTGTAGAAGACATCATCAAGCGAAGTGATATTTTGTTGGATCCGGAATACCTGATTTCAACTGTGTTGAATACACACAATGCCATACATTATGGTGACGATTCCTTACTTGTGGACATGCCAGTAGAAAGAAGCAAAAATGATACATGCCCTTGGCGGCATTAGGGAGGTAGAAAAAATGGAAATGGATAATAATGAAAAGATTGCAACGGCAACAGAAAACATGGAGCGTAAAACAGAGAATACAGAACATAAAAAGGTGGAAACGGAACAGATCAAGAAGGGCGTCGTCAGCAATTGCCTGAGTCTGGCAGTTCGTAAGACACCAAGTATCAAGTCGGAAATCATTCATGTTCTAAAATGTGGTTCTGAGGTTGTTATTGGAGAAAAAGAATCCACAGATAAGTTCTATAAAGTGAGTACGGTATCTGGCGTAGAAGGATATTGCGCAAAAGAATTTGTTGAACTGTAGAAATGGAGGTATCAATCATGAACGATAGTATATTGACTTCGGTTAAGAAGTTGCTCGGAATCGGAGAAGAATACACACACTTTGATGCCGATTTGATTATGCATATAAATTCTGTGTTTTCTATTCTGACACAGCTTGGTGTTGGTCCGGCATCCGGGTTCATGATTGAAGATAAGTCTACAACTTGGAGCCAATACACCGATGACGAAACAAAATACACGCTTGTTAAGTCCTATATGTATTTGAAAGTGAAACTCATGTTTGATCCACCTTTAAGTTCGGCAGTTATGGAGTGTTATCGTGTGCAAATCAGTGAATATGAGTGGAGACTTAATGTACTGGTTGAGAATGAGAAGGAGGTAAATTAAGACATGGACAATTACTTAGAACATCACGGAATCCTCGGACAAAAATGGGGTGTCCGTAGATACCAGAATAAAGATGGGACTTTAACGGCTGCTGGAAAGAAAAGGGTGGAAGAAACAAGCACCACAACCCAAAAGCAGAAAACAACCGCTACTACACAGAAGCAGAGAAGCGGTATGTCAGATAAGGAATTATCAGAGCGAATTCAGCGTTTAAGAAAAGAGACCGAATTGAAAGATTTAGAATCGAAAAACGTAGATGCTGGAAGATCATATGCAAAAGACATCTTAAAAGACATTGGTAAAAAGACAGTAACCACAGTTGCGACTGGTGCGATTTTGTATGCTGGAAAAGCTATTATCAGCGGTGAATTCAATGCCGCAGAACTTGGCGACGCTGTATTCCGTGGAGGCGCAAAGAAAAAATAGGGAGGGTAATATAAAAATTTAAAGGAGATAACAATATTATGGCATTATCAAACACAGCCGTTCCTAAATACTACGGCATGTTTCGAGATGCCGTAATCAGAGGCGAAATACCGGTTTGTAAAGAGATTTCCATGGAAATGAATCGAATCGACGATTTGATAGCAAATCCTGGAATCTATTACGATGATAAAGCGGTAGATGGATTTATCAGTTACTGTGAGAATGAGCTGACACTGACAGATGGCTCAGACCTTAATCTTTTGGATTCGTTTAAACTATGGGCGGAACAAATCTTTGGATGGTATTACTTCGTTGAGCGAAGTGTATATGAACCATATGAGGATGGACATGGCGGGCATTACATTACAAAGTCAATCAAGAAGCGGCTCATCAATAAGCAATACCTCATTGTCGCCAGAGGAGCAGCGAAGTCCATGTACGGTTCATGCTTACAAAATTTTTTCTTGAATGTGGATGTAACCACAACTCATCAAATAACGACAGCTCCAACGATGAAGCAGGCGGAGGAAGTGCTATCTCCGATTCGGACGGCAATAACCCGATCAAGAGGTCCTTTCTATAAGTTTTTAACAGAGGGTTCTATCATGAATACCTCCGGTTCAAAGGCAAATCGAGCAAAGCTTGCTTCAACGAAGAAGGGAATCGAGAATTTCATGACAGGTTCTCTTCTGGAAATTCGTCCGATGCGGATTGACAAGCTTCAAGGATTGCAGTTGAAGGTTGCTACTATAGACGAGTGGCTATCCGGAGACATTCGCGAGGATGTAATCGGCGCAATCGAACAAGGCGCATCTAAAGTGGATGACTACCTGATCGTTGCTATCAGCTCTGAGGGTACTGTTCGTAACGGAGCGGGCGACACAATCAAAATGGAGTTGATGGACATCCTAAAAGGAGACTACATCAATCCCCATGTTTCGATTTGGTGGTACAAGTTGGATTCCATTGATGAAGTATCAGACCCAGATAAATGGGTAAAGGCAAATCCGAATCTTGGTAAAACAGTTAGCTATGAAACTTATCAATTGGATGTGGAAAGAGCGGAAAAAGCTCCTGCCGCGCGAAACGATATTTTGGCGAAACGATTTGGACTTCCAATGGAGGGATACACTTACTATTTCACCTATGAGGAAACCCTTCCGCATCGTAAGAGAGATTACTGGCAAATGCCGTGTGCGCTCGGTGGTGACCTCTCGCAAGGTGATGATTTCTGTGCTTTTACTTTCTTGTTTCCATTATCGAGTGGAGCATTCGGTGTCAAAACTCGAAACTATATTTCTTCTTTAACTCTTATGAAACTCCCAGCAGCAATGAGAATTAAATATGATCAATTCATGAAAGAGGGAAGTCTAATCGTTCTTGAGGGGACAGTTCTTAACATGATGGAAGTTTACGAAGATCTGGACAATCACATTGTTGAATGTGGCTATGATGTTCGTTGTTTCGGATATGACCCATACAACGCAAAAGAATTCGTGGAACGATGGTCGGCCGAGAATGGACCATTTGGCATCGAGAAAGTTATCCAGGGAGCAAAGACAGAATCAGTTCCCTTAGGAGAATTGAAGAAGCTGTCAGAAGAAAGAATGCTTTTATTCGACGAGGCTTTGATGACTTTCGCTATGGGAAACTGCATTACATTGGAAGATACCAATGGAAATCGTAAATTGCTGAAGAAGAGATATGAGCAGAAAATTGATGCTGTTGCGGCAATGATGGATGCCTATATCGCTTTTAAACTGAACAGAGATGCTTTTGAATAAAGGAGGAAGCTTATGGATTACTTAGAACATCACGGAATCCTCGGACAAAAATGGGGTGTCCGTAGATACCAGAATGCAGACGGCTCCTTGACAAGAGCTGGAAAAAGACATGCTCAGCAACTTGAAAAGAAAGATGTCAAGTGGGCGAATAAAAATTACGATAAGATTACATCGAAAGCGTACAAGAAATCCGCCAAGGAACTTGCCCAGTACGACAAGACTCTTGCCGCGAATGCCGTAAAAGGGAAGACATTTATCAACGCTCATAATCAAAAGATGGCGGAGTTGATGAACACCAAAGTCACTGATTTGGCGGCACCATCTGGAAGAGCTGTAAAATTTGTTGCGAAGCGTGGAGAAATAGGCGTTCATATGGCTCTGGCTGATCAGAATTACGACATGAGCAATGTTAAGAATGGCGTATGGAGCGACGGCAGGGTTGCATATAAGAAGAAATCCGTTAATATGGCTTAATTTGGACGGAGGTGTGAACATGAAAATTGCACAAACAGTTTCTATTATGGAACTTCGACCGAATTCAAGAACGCCAAAAACCGCAACGCTCATGCATTATGGAGTTAAGGGTATGCATTGGGGTGTCAGAAGAACAAAAGAAGAATTAGCTCGAATTTCCTCAACAAAAATTTCCGATACAGAAATTCATAAAAGTGTTGGTGCAAAATTTAAAAACTATGATATAGTTAATAAAAGTAGTGGAGAGAAATTTCACTTTGTTGAAGGAACAAAGATTCAGGATTCAGAGGTATTTGCTGGCAAAGGGACGCATACGAGTCTGCATGATGGCGTTGGAGAGAAAATGTCTGAACGATACGGAGGAAAACCCGAGAATTGGCAGCATTGTAAAGGAAAGGGAATTATCGATTATTATGGCGAAGAACGTAAAGCTGAAATACATTGGTTTCAAGAAGAAAGCGCTGGAAAACATGAGTTTAAAGTGAAGAAGTGGCTTGATTAAGGAGGTGGATTCATAAGATGAAAGTACGATATCTTGGAAAAACAGAACCATTAGGCCTTACAAACGGGCGAATTTATGAAGTTTTATCTGTGGAAAAGGACTGGTACCGCATCGTCGATAACAGTGGCGAAGATTACTTATATCCACCGGAACAGTTTGAAACAGTCGAAGAATCACTCAAGTAGTGGTTCTTTTTTATTGCTTAAAATTCGGAGGTGAAAATTCAAAATGGACATTCCATTTACTTCCAGACTGAAACATGCCTGGAACGCATTTACAAATAGGGACCCGACAAATTACTATCCGGACATTGGTTATAGCTATTCTTATCGCCCGGACAGGTTCCGACTTACCAGAGGAAACGAAAGGTCTATCGTAACCTCTATCTACAACCGAATTGCACTTGATGTAGCCGCCATCAACATTCAGCATGTACAACTGGATGAAGATGAGCGGTTTTTAAGTGTCATTAAATCGGGACTAAACAACTGCCTTTCTCTGGAAGCGAATATAGACCAAACTGGAAGAGCTTTCGTTCAGGATATTGTCCTGTCCATGATGGATGAAGGATGTGTCGCGATTGTTCCGGTAGATACAGATCTGGATCCTGACGTAACAAAGGGAATTGACATCCTTTCAATGCGAACCGGAAAAATCATCAATTGGTATCCTCGTCATGTAACTGTTCGAGTGTACAACGACATGACCGGACTAAAGCAGGATATTACTCTGCCAAAAGAGCAGGTTGCCATTGTGGAGAATCCGCTCTATACAGTAATCAATGAACCGAATTCGACAATGCAGCGTTTGATTCGAAAATTGAATCTTTTGGATGCTGTAGACGAACAAAGTAGTTCTGGTAAATTGGATTTAATTATCCAGTTGCCTTATGTGATCAAGTCTGAAGCGCGTCGTCGACAAGCTGAACAAAGGCGAGCGGACATAGAAAAGCAGCTATCGGGAACAAAGTATGGTATTGCTTATACCGACGGTACAGAGCATATCACACAATTGAATCGTTCTGTTGAAAACAATCTATTGAAACAGATTGAATATTTAACGAGTATGCTATACAGCCAGTTAGGTATCACTCAGAGTGTCTTAGATGGAACAGCAGATGAGAAAACGATGTTGAATTACTATGACCGAACCATCGAGCCAATTATTTCGGCTATTGTTGATGAAATGAAACGAAAGTTCTTGACAAAGACGGCTCGCTCCCAGAACAAATCCATCAAATTCTTCAGAGATCCGTTCAAACTTGTTCCGGTTTCTGATCTTGCTGAAATCTCAGACAAATTTACAAGAAATGAAATTGCAACTTCAAACGAAATTCGACAGGTTATCGGATGGAAACCATCTTCTGATCCGAAAGCTGACCAGCTTAGGAACAGCAATCTTAACCAGTCAAACGAAGAGGTTACGGCG